GGCGCATATCCGCAAAGGAAGCGGCCAAGAAAGGTCTCAACATGAAATTCCAACGCGACGCACACGGACGGGTTGCCAGCCTATCGCTTCCAAGCCCAACCGAGTTTGTCATTCCGTCCCCTACGGGGGGCGAGTCTGAAAAGGATTTCGTCGCCCGCTGTATGGCGGATGACACCATGCTCGCAGAATTTCCAGACACAACCGAACGCGCGGCAGTCTGCTACGCACAACTTAAAACAAAATGATCGCACAAGGAATCGCACTCTCAGCCAAGCAAGCATTTTTGCTTGGCATCCACCAATCGACCGACACCTATAAAATCGCGCTCTATACAAGCCGCGCAACGATCGGGCCGGAACTCGCGCACTACACCGAAGCGGGCGAAGTCAGCGGTCCCGGCTACGATCGCGGCGGCTACGTGCTCACAGGCTTCAAGAACGGCATGGCAGGCCGCAGCGCGTTCATGACGTTCAACGACCTGAAGATCGACCGCGCATCCTTTACCGCTCACGGCGCGATCATTTACAACGCATCGAAGAATAACTCCGTGATCTGCGCGTTGAATTTCGGCGCGGACCGTTCGGTTTTCGACGGGTCGTTTGAAATAAAATTCCCCGAACCCACCGAGAAAAACGCTTTGATCTTACTCTCATGATCGGCGCAAACATCCAGCAACCATCCACCGGCGGCGGTGCAACAAACAACCTCTATGCCAACGACCATTGGATTTGTCCCCATTATGGAACCCTTGGCGCAGCAGCGGGTTCCAGCGCAAACAACATTTACCTATATCCGTTTACTGTTCAGCGATCTATCACAGTCGGCGAACTTGGAGCGCGTGTAACGACTGGAGTAGCCGCATCGTCCGTTCAATTAGCAATTTACGCATCAGCCGATGGCGAGCCTGACGGCGCACCTCTTGCGACAACTGTCAGTTTGAGTAGTGCAGCAGCTGCCGTAATTTCCGACAATGTGACGGACTTTAATCTTTCCGAAAAAACAACTTACTATATGGCAATTAATTCAAGCGGAGCGATAACCATGCAGCATCTGACTGGCGCGGCTCAACTCGCAGCAGCATTTACCATTGGTGCGCCAACGCTGGCGACAGTATCAAGTGCCGCAGCAGCGTCTGGAGGCTGGAGATTGGTTTCTCAGACATTCGGAACATGGCCTACACTGACCGCAGGCGCAACAACTATTCAAACTGGCGCACCTCGCGGTGGTATAGTTTTTCTTTTAATCTCAGCTCTATTGTAAATGGCTATCGCTTACTCACCAGTCGCAATCGTTATATCGGATGACTACGATCCAAGTCGTCAGCCGTTGGTATTACCCGCGAATGCAACAAGCGCGGAAGTCGAAGAAGCCGTGGCGAATTACATTTCAGTATTCCGGCCAAGCGTAACCGCGCTCGAACACCTCGAAAGCGTGGGCCTCGGCAGCGACTACCAGCCGACTCTCATCTACCTTCGCATCAATTTGACGGCCGCAAACAAAACATGCGCGGAACTTGACGCGCTCGAAGCCTATTTGCAAGGCGTGTTGGAAGTTTTCGCGCAAGACCAAAACCCACGAAACGATTGGTCCATGCCACCAGTGACCTTTGACGCGGCAGTCATTGCAGCAATGTCCGAACTTTCTTAAAAATATGGCGAACGAACTCAACACAGCACAGGCAACCAGCGGGCTTACGATCACCGCGCAACTCTTTCAGACGGGCGCAGCAGTTGGCTCCGCGATAACATGCGCGGAAGTTGGAAGCTCAAGGTTTTATTCAGCCAACATGCCGACTATTACGGCTGGCACGTATCAGGTTGTTTTCTACCAGTCCGGCGTAACTCCGCTTTCGAGCGGACTCATCGCGTGGAATGGCACGGCTGAAATTTTGGTAAACGATCTCTCGACCGCTACCACCGCAGGCATTGCGGATGCCGTGTGGGACGAGGTTCTCACAGGCGCAACGCACAACGTCAACAGATCGGCGGGGAAGAGACTTCGCCAAATTGCCGACGAGCGTACCATCGCAGAAGGACAGACGATCTCCGCTACGACGAATACAATCACACTTGAGCCAATCGGAACCTTGTGCGTCGGGCAAACAATCGTCGTCACAGACCAAGACACCGACGAGAAACAGGTGCGCTTCATTCTTGCTTTTGATACCGGCACCGACACCGCCACCGTGGATTCTAACTGGTGCGTTGTGCCGACGGCAGGCGACGAGTATTTACTCACCACAGTTCGCGATCCTCTTGTTACGCGGGCAGATCACCCAACCGGAACTGTTGGCGCGGAGATTGATGAAATGTATCTCATCCACGGACTCAAGAGCGGCAGCGCGTTGACCGTCACACCGTCCAGCCGAGCGGCTGGCGCGGTCTCGCAAAACATAACCGGCGACGGAGTCGCTAGCACAACCGTCACGCGAGTCTAGGCCATGCTCGTCAGCCTGCTCATCGCAACGCAGGGCCTGCTACCAAGCCCCACGCCGCTTTCAATCGGCATTCAGGGGCTTCTAGACCCGAACGCAGTAACACCGCCGCCGCCGATCGTAAGCGGACGCGATTTGCCGGGCGGCTTTTATCGGCACGGTCAGAGGGTAATCGTCGAAATTTCGCGCGGCGTATCTGCAAAACTCAGCACCGCAGATGTCGGGATTTCAATATCGACAACCGCAAGCGTGCGGGGCTTTTCATTCCTCTCGGGGAGCGGTTTTGCGGACGTATCGACATGCGAAAAATTTTTCTTGCAGGGCAACGTGCAAAACATTTCAGCCAATCGCGTGCGGCAGTCGATTTCCTGTTCCTTCGACGTCGTATATTCCCGCGAAGATGACGAAGCCGAGATGTTGCTACTCGCTCAGGCCGCGCTTGAAGAAATGTTTTTGCAGAACATCGTTGACCAATACGACGATTGATTTTTTTGACATCGCCGCCTCGCATGAGCGACGTCATAGAATCAGTATCCATCATCTCCGTCGGAGAGGCCAAGGGCCACGGACTCTACGTGGACGCGCAAACATTGCGCGAGGTTAAGGCGTGTGCGGAAACCTACGCTGGCGGCGTCAAAGTCAATCTGGACCACGGTGCGGGCATCAAAGACATCATCGGATTCGTCGATAACTTTCGCATCGTCGGAGAAAAGCTCCTCGGAGATTTGAACCTTCTGCAAAACGCAGACCGGCGAGCCTACGTCTTGGAAATTGCCGAGAAGCTTCCCGACACATTCGGCATCTCGATTGCATTCAGCGGCCCCGTGCGGGACATCGGCGGCAAGAGTTTTGCATCGTGCGAGGAACTTTACTCCGCCGATTTGGTGCAGACACCCGCAGCGAATCCCACCGGCCTCTTCAGCTTCGAAGCAAGGTCAGTTGACAAAATTTCCAAGCAAATGGAAGACACACCCGAAATCAAAATCGAACCCAAGGAAGACGAAGTGAGCATTGCCGACATCGTTTCCCGACTCAGCGCCCTTGAATCCGCCTTTGGCGATTACAAGAAGGCAATGGAAGCCGCTCCCGAAGAGCCAAAGGACGAGCCAATGAAAGACTCTGAAATGTCCAAGCTCGAAGCCAAGCTCGACACGATCATTTCAAACTTTGGCGCAGCTCCCATGAAGGCATCCGCTCCCGCCGAAGTTCCTGCCGAAGTCAAATTTGATCTGAAGAATTTGATCGAAACAAAAACCGCAGAACTCGGCTCCAAGACCGCCGCGATCAAGTTTGCAATGTCGAATTACCCCGCTGAATACATCGCCCTCCGCGACTCCAATCAACTCCACAACCTCTAATCACTACTCATCATGGCAACCCAAAATGACATCCCCTTCCGCTCGTTCACATTCGCGACCGCGCTCTCAGGTAACACGCTCGTCCGTTGCTCAGGCGACAACGCAGCAGCCGCACTCGTAACCGCCTCCGAAGTCATCGGCGTCCTTCAAGACGACGTGGCAGCAGCTGGCGTTGGCGAAGTGAAACTCTTCAAGGCAACTCAATTCGGAATCGTTTCGCCCGGTCCTGTTACCGCTGGCAATTCGGTTTTCGCCACAACCGGCGGCGTGATTGTCGGAACGCTCGTCACATCTGGCGTGACTCTCGGAACCGCAATCAATTCCGGCGTAACCGGCGACATCATCGAGTTCGCAGTTCGCCTCTAAGCACCTGATCGAAACACTCAACTAACTAACTACCATGTCACTCACCACCACCACAATTCGCGGAGACATCGCACAGGCCGTTTACGAGGGCCGCTCGAACAAGCAGAACCTCTTCATCGGCGCCGAAGTCATGCCGATCTACGTTGCAGACGTTCGCTCTGGCGAGTATCTGAAAATCAACCTGGGCGCATCTGAGGCACTTAACGACGACGCGACCAAGATCGCCGCTGGCTCTGCATATCCCCGCGTTGGACGCAAGTTCACATCGGACACCTTCGCCACTACCGAGTACGGCTTGGAGGAAGTCCTTCCAGACGCAACTCAGCGCGACCTCGCCCGCTTCCTGGACGTTGAGGTTGCCGTTGCCGACATGCTCCTCAGCCAGATACAAATTGGCCACGAGCTTCGTGTTGCCTCGCTCACCTACGCCGCGAACGGCCTCACAGCCATCTCCGCAGCCGGTGCAACCGCCGCCTACACCGAAGCCAACATCACCACCTTCGATCTCGCAGCCGACGTTGCCGCTGGCAAGTTGGAACTCGCCAAATATGGCGTGCTCCCAAACACGCTCATCATGTCCGCAGTCCTTTTCGAGCGCGTCCGCCGCTCGACCAAGGTGCAGAATCAAATGTTCGGCGTAGTCGCCACGAACTCCACTCGCCTCCTCTCCGAGCAAGAAGTTGCTCAGGCAGTCGGCGTTGAGAAAGTCCTCGTTGGCCGCGCTCCTCGCAACACTGCGAAGAAGGGCCAAACTTACTCAGGCGGATTCGTCTGGGGTGACAGCTACCTTGCACTCGCTAACACAGTTGGCGGTGAGTTCGCAGCCGGTGGATTCGGACGCACGATCCTCTGGGGCGCCGATTCCCCAGTGCCTTTCGTCTCCGAGACCTACCGCGACGAAGCCCGCCGCTCGAACATCCTTCGCGTGCGCCAGCACGTATCCGAGAAGGTTGTCGACGGCTCCTCGATCATCCGCATCACGACCGGACTGTAAAATCTCACGGTTCGACATCAAACCCGCTCTCACAAGGAGCGGGTTTTTTGTTGCCCTTTTGACATCGCGCCCCGTGCAGAAACATGAACCAAAAAAATCGCCTTGTCGCAGGCTTAATTTGCGGCAACGAAGCCGAGCGCATCGAGCGATGCGTTCGATCCCTGCAAAAAATCTGTGACCATGTCGTCATCATCCGCGCAGTCGGAGCACTCGAACCCGACGCCACTCTCGACATTGCAAAGAGCCTCGGCTGTCACGTCGGCGAATATCGCAACTCACCACTCTGCCGCCATTGGCCGCACCTCGACGACTTCGCCGCCGCGCGAAATGTCGCATTTGAAAAAGCCTACGACCTGACCGGCGAAGGTGGCTGGGTTATGTGGGCAGACTGTGACGACGTGCTCCAGGACAACATGGTTGAGCCTACGCTGAAGGCGCTCCGCGATTGTCCAGCAGAGTGTGACTGGATACTCAGCGATTACGTCATTCCCGAGCAGCACAAGCGCGCACCGCGCGAGCGATTCTTTCGTTACCGCACCGGCTACTGGTGGCGGGCGGTGCATGAGAACGTCCACCCGACAAAGACAATCAAAATTTACATGCGGCGTGACTTGGAAATCCACCACATGCCACCACTCGGCCAGCGCAAGAGCAACGAGCGCAACCAGCGCATTCTCGAATGGCAGGATCAATTCGCACCGCATTGGAAGTTTTATCTCCATTACGAAAAAATGATCACCGGCCAGCGAGACCTATCCTTGCGCTACGGCGCGGAGGCCATCGCCATGAAGGATCTCGATCTTGTCCACAAGTATGAAACGCTGATGAACATGAGCAACATGACGGATGGCGAATCGTCGCTTCGCTTTGCTCAGGCCGCGCGCAAGCTCGACCCCGCACGCCGCGAAGCCGTCGCTCTGGAAGCGTCCATTCTTCTCGACGAAGGCAAGCCGGTTGAGTCTCTCGCGCTTCTCGACGAAATGGAGAAAATACCCGTCCCCTCCTTCACGCAGTGGACGCACAAGGCCGAGTATTACGGCGTCAAAGCCAAGCGACTCCGCGCTTGGGCGCTCAGGCTGGCAGGCCGGAAGGAAGAGGCATTCAACCTTGAAATGCAGGTTCTCAACGCCGCTCCGCGCCCGCGCATCTCGCTCCTTCACGCTACGCGCGGAAGGCCATTGCAAGCCGTGCAGAACATGAACCTATGGCTCTCACGGGCGAACAAGCCCGAGCGCGTAGAACACATCTTTGCGGTCGATTCAGACGACGCCTCCGCAGCCGTCCTGCAACGCTTTTGCGGAGTCTGCCAAGAGACGGACGGCGGCTCAGTCGGAGCGTGGAATCTGGCTGCCAGTGTGAGCACCGGCGATATCCTCGTGCAATTCTCAGACGACTTCGAATGTCCACCCGGCTGGGACGACATGCTTGAAAGCCGCTTGGACATCAACGCCGAGAAGGTTCTCCGCATATCGGACGGATACCGCACGGACGAACTCTTGCCGATGGCAATTTGCACACGGAAATTTTATGACAAGCACGGACTCTTTTACCCCGATTTCAAAAACCAATTCTCGGACGCCGAGTTCACCATTCGTGCCGAGAAAGCAGGCGCGATTGTGGACGCTCGTGACGTTGTTTTCGTTCATCATCACCCGGCTTTTGAGCTAATTCCCATTGACGCCACGCATGCACGGTGTAACGATCCAATCGAACGCGAACGCGCAAAGAAAATCTTTGAAACACTAACCAAAAAATGAAAAAAAAATTCTGGATTATTGACCTTGAAAATATGG